AAAAAATCGACGGGCCGAGCCTCCAACACTGGTCAACCGACGGCTTATTATATTACATTCATGAATGGCTATATTGGTTGGGTAATATTTAGGGAAGCCTATGGTACTTCCGGTGGTTACGCAGGCGGCGGCGATTTTGTTGAATATACTAACAGTACTTCCGGATTTAGTTATAGTGACTACGGCCAAAAACTTCCTCTGCGGGAATTTTCGACCGGCGGTAGTTTAACTTGGACTGTGCCAAAGGTAAATTATTTTAGAGATGCCAATAGTCCAAGTACTACAACGGCAGCCACAATTAATAATGTAGCATGGGAATATATTCCTGTTGATGGTAATGATGTTGAATCAAGCGTGGGCGGTTTAGACGACTCAACTTTATTTAGAGACTTAAACACGATAATTGCCGCATCGGATGCAACTACTAACTTTTCTCCGGCATTATATATTCCGACTCAGGATCGCTATCAAATGTTTAATAATTCACCGATGTTAGCGGTTAGGCTGTATGATAATTCTTCGGAAGGCCGGCCTGCTAGAGGTAGACTTTATCCTGAAACGCCGCTACGGTTTAAGTTGTTTCTTGAAAATAATGATAGTCCTACTGAATTTATAAGAAAAAAAGACGAGTCGCCAAACGGAGTATTTGCGTCGTACTATGCAACCACGCACGGTATAGACACTCGGCCGACAACTGCGTATTCTGGCTACATAAAAGGTGATCCAGTTAATGCGCTATATATAAACGGTAAATTTCCTAGAATAGGTACTGGTAGTACAGTACATACAGAAACTGGACCTGGATGGGGAGTATATGATGGTAGCCCGGCTGAAACTGGTATTAAATACTTTGTTAAGTCTACATCAGATAAAAGAATCCCAACTACAGGATGGAAAACATTTGCTGCAAACGGCACTACATCCGACACGACGCCTTTTAAATACGAACAATACACAGACAACATACCCGCAGCTTTCCGGTATAGCAGTCCAGATTTTTCAAACTTATACCATGAAAATATTCATTTTGTGGTAAAAGATACATCTCCCGCGCATGAGTTATATCCTTATCGTGGTGATTATGTTTTCGATAAATTTCAATTTTCAGATAGATCGACAGAATATCCTCTGATACCACAAGCATTTAAACACGAACTTGTTTACAGCAACTCGAGTAATTCTGGATACAGATTGATATTTTCTAATACTCAACCATACGCGGATCTCGACGGAGCCGGCACTGAAATTACTGTTCCGAATAGAACTGCTGCGCAATTTTACAGCCCAGCTGGCGCCGACGCAAATTTAATTGATAGTCCAAATTTTGAAAGCGATTCAGACCTTGCGGTGTTCGAACCCCAACTTTTAGGTGAAACAATAGAAATGCGTTATAACGGATATCCCACATTAGTTGGTTTAAACCGTGAGAATATGCAGTTTAAAGAAAGTGAAATTGACGGCAGTAACGAAAAAATAATTATTGATAATATAGATGCTACTCGGGCTGGAGGAGAACAAACACTATTACCAAACAGTACCGGAATTGGTCCGGGAGTATATTTCGGGTTTCTTAAACCAGGTAAAGTTTATTATACAAACGAGCCCAATGACTTATCACTTATCGAAACAACTGTGGATTCTCCGCACGATCCTCCGCATCAACATATGACACAAATGCCATTTATCAAAGGAGGTAAAAAATTTGGGAGCGCGTCGATTTATCCAGGTAAACAAAGATTTTATGTGCATGCTTTAGAGGCAGCTAATATAAAATATTATGATAATATTTCTACGGCGGATAGCCCAACTACTGACGTGGACTTATCTGCTGGTGATCAACAGATATTTACTTCAGCTACTGATGGTCATGATACAAACAACCCAAGTATCGGTTATATTATTTCTACTGGGAATATTTTATGTTCTACCGCAACTCATACGGGAACTAATGATTCACCAACCGAAATTAAAGGAACTGAAACACTTATACCATTAGATACTAATACAGTATTTAAAAGATCAACGGCCAGTGATTCAAGTCCTGTTGCTAATCTTGTATATGATCTAAAACTTAACTCTTCAGATGATTGTCCTTCTATATCAGTGACAGACTATGGTAATTATAGTCTTGCTACTTCAACCGTAGGAGAAATATTTGCGTCTGCAATAAATGACGGCGCTGGTGATGATATGGCTGGCGGAATGGCTCGTTCACAGATGGGAGATACATATATTTACGCAAACAAACTTTCTGACTATACAATTATATCTCCTTTTACGAATGAAATCACTGTAAAATATATGAGATTTGAACAAACTGATTCGCCTACAACATTTGATGTGCACACAGTCAATGGTACAACAGATTCTCCGGCAAGGTATCAACAATTAGCAGTGACTAACGATAGTCCTGCAGATGCTGGAAGCGATCACGTTTTTATTATGCATGATAGCCCGTATGTTCCAAAGCTTTGGAAATTTGAAGGCAGGCGGCCATTTGCGCTGATAGTAAACACATTCGGAAATGAACTCGTTCTTGAAGGACACGTCCGGAATCAATATAATCAGATTGTCAAAAAGACCATTACTTCAGTTGAGATATATACAAATACAAAAGGCAGACTTTCAGATTATTACAGACTTCAAGACATGAATTACTGGCAAGACTATTCATACGAAATTAGAAGTAAACTCGACCCGGCTGAATATACAAATGTATTTGAAGATTTTGCACATCCTGCCGGTTTTAAATATTTTACAAAACAGGTGGATTCTCCAGATACAATTCCAATAAATCCCGTATAAATACAGGTATTAGTAAACAAGAGAGATAATTATGGCAGTCAGTACAAATATCACAAGCGCAGCACCTTATTACGACGATTTCAATACGTCTGGTAATGATGATAAAAATTATTTGCGGATATTATTTAAACCGGGTGTGGCTGTTCAAACAAGAGAACTTAATCAGCTTCAAACTGCTATACAAGCACAGATTGATAAGTTCGGTTCACATGTTTTTCAAACAAACTCTAGAGTCCTAGAGGGTGAGTTAAGTGTCAGTAAAGTATTTTCTATTGATGTTACTATGGCTTCTGCATATCAAACTGACGCTAATATCACCGCTAATGTTTTAAACAAAACTATTTCAAATGCAGACGATTCGATTGAAGCCAAAGTAATTGGTTTCAAAAACATAACCGGCACTAGCTATAAACTATTTTTAAGATACACTAAATCAAGCGATGCGTCAAATCCAACTTCGTTAACAGCCTTTACCGCGCCATCTTATACAAAAACATTTTCAGCTAATACCGCTATTGACATTAGTGGAACTAATGTTGGAACAATCACAGCTATTGGCAACGCAGTAGAATATAAAATAAATGCTGGTGTTTATTTTACAAAAGGAGCCTTTGTACGAAACGAAGCTCAGACGATTTATATCGATTTAGGTGCAACTCGAATTGATTATAACGGAACACCAATTTTACAGGTGTCAGAAAAAACTGTTGATGCTCTTGAAGATACTTCATTATTAGATAATGCATCTGGTACGATAAATCGCGGTGCGCCCGGCGCGGATAGATATGCTATTAATCTTAACCTAAAACTCTTAACTGATAATGCTACTATACTAGGAATCGATTCAAATAGTGATGCTATAGCACAGACCGGCTTTTCTGGTGATGCAATTAAACTAGGTGATATTCAAAACGGCAATGTTATAGAACCGCTTAATTATCTATATAGCGAAATTGGTGAAACCATGGCATTGCGTACTTTCGAAGAAAGCGGTAACTATGCGCTTCGCCCTTTTCAGATTGATATTCGCGAGCATCTAAATAATGGTACAAATCGCGGTCGATACATTACTGGTGGTAACTCTGCTAAACTTGCGGTAGAAATTGAACCCTCGGTTGCGTATGTACAAGGTAAACGAGTTGAGCTTGTAAACAAAAAAACAGTTGAAATGAATAAAGGCCGAGATACATATTCTGGCCTGTTTGGGACTTCGGAAACAATTTCCTTTCAGGCGCGCAAAGGTAACTTTATTCAAGGATCATCAATAACTGGTATTCCGGATTCTAGTGCGACATATGAACTTTATTCAGACGCTAGTCGAATTGATTCTCCTGCAGCTGCAACAAATAATAAAATCGGTACACTTAAAGTTAGCTCAGTAACATACACTGGTTCGTTATATAACGCGTATGTCAATAACATTAGTATGGATGCTGGATTCGAGTTATCAGATGCAAAATATTTAACTGAAGATTCTTCACCTACAAACTTTGAGTTTTCTCTTAACGCTGGATCAAAATTGGGAGGGTTTGTTTTACAAGAAACGCAACATAACACAAATATATTCCCAATCGGACGACAAGGTATAAGAGATGTAACCGATTTAGTTTATACAGTTCGCGCTAAAACCCTTAGTGATTATACTGGTGTTAGCGGTACTACTAAAACATTTGATAAAGATAATGCACAGATAACTTCCACACACAGATTTTTTAGTTCTGACAATAATGATTATATTGTTATTGATAAAGCCACCGGGCTTCAAATTCCGCTTAGTTCTACAGTAGCGCCGTCCCTATCAGCAAGCGATGCTACTACTGGCGGATTTGAGGAAGTTACATTAACATTTGCATCATCACAGTCTAGTGTTGATCTGCAAATGATATATTCAGCTAAAGTAGCAGGAACTAGTATAACAGATGGTCAAAAGAATTTTGGTGGAAATGAAACTTTTGCCCAAGCCAGCGTTACATCAATAACAAAAAACCAGAGATTCAACCTTAATGCTGATATAGACGTATTTGAAATTGTAAGCGTTACTCATGGCTCAATCGATCTTACTAGTGATTTTGTTCTTGATCCAGGCCGAACTGCCACGGATTACAATATTTCACATGCAGTATATGTGGGGGAAACTCGAACCTTTAGTAGTGGAACGTTAACTATTACATATAAAAGATTTGTGCATGCGTCAACCTCCGGGCCTTTTAATGTAGAGTCATATAATATTAATGGCCTAGGTACTTCAAATACTGCTGGAACCGCAGTTGAATACATTGATATACCGGCCGATGGTGCTAGTAATATTCTTACTGTTGCTGATGCAATTGATTTCCGAGGAGTTGACGTTTCTGTTGATCCTAATAGCACAATTACTGCAAAAGTAGATTATTTTCTTCCAAGACAAGATAGAATTATTATCGACAAAAACGGAGATGTTGCTATTGTTAGTGGTATATCAGAAATAGATCCGGAGTTGCCACCGCAGCCACAAGGGTCATTACTATTATACAATTTAGATATTCCTCCATACACGTTTAGGCCATCTGATGTTGTTATTACGCCGTTTAGAAATAAACGGTACACTATGAAAGATATTGGCCGCCTTGAAGATCGTATTAAAACACTAGAATATTATACTTCCCTTTCGATGTTAGAAAGAGATGCAGAGGGCCGGCAAATTTTCGATAACGACGGACTACGGTTTAATAATGGTGTACTCGTAGATGCATTTAATGGACATGGCATTGGTAATGCAACCGATAGCGGATATAAGTGCGCAATCGATCCGATTAATAGTTTCTTAAGACCATCATATACACAAGATAATATCGGACAGTTTATGGGTGGACCAGCTGGTAGAACACCGGCTGATGCGGATGTTGTTGGATCGCGGCAAGCTGAGCCGGGATTGCGGCTGCCTGCTCAGACAAAATTTAATCTAATTGATCAACCATTCGCAAGTACCGCAATTAATGTAAACCCGTTTGATGTAGCTGCGTTTAGGGGAACAATCGAATTAACACCTTCAAGCGATGAATGGAAGTCAACCGAGCGTAGACCGGACGTTATTACTAACTTTGATAATAATCTTGATCAATTAATTAATGTATTTAATGAAAATGAAGCGCTCGGTACTATCTGGAATGAATGGGAAACTAATTGGACCGGTCGATCGAGAGTCGGCAGGTCGCAAGGTGTTACTAACAACACCGGATCGGGCGGAGCATACATTCGTACTGATTTTATTCAGAAAACTGGTGAACGTACACGTGATGGAATACGTTTAAATGTTGACTCGAATGCTGTAGAAACAGATCTTGGTGATCGTATAGTCGATGTAAGTTTTGTACCATTTATTCGTTCGCGGGAAGTATATTTTAAAGGAACTGGATTTAAACCAAATACACGATTAATACCATTTTTTGATGGTGTTAATATTGATATTTACACTCGTTCTGCGACTTCTGCCGAGTTTGAAACTAATACGTTTGCAGACCTAGGTACACGACCCAGCTTTGAGCCATTTTTAAATAATTCTCCTTCGGGGATTTCATCTAGTGATGTATCGGGCAGCATCGGAATTACATCTGATGCTTCTGGCGAGGTATACGGATTTTTCGTGATTCCTAATAACGATCAACTTCGGTTTAGAACAGGAGAACGTGTATTTAAACTTATTGATTCTACTGATGTTGATGATCCAAATGCTAGTACATTTAGTACTGCAATTTATACTGCTCAAGGATTAATTAATACAGTTGAACGAAATATTATTAGTTCACGGCAATTGGAGATTACACAAGATCGTATTTCAGACCGCGAATCAATACAAGAGATTGAAGCGAAAACCGTGACTTATAATGATCCGCTTGCTCAGTCGTTTATTATTGGTGAATATAAGCAAGGTGTAATGTTAAGAGATATTGATCTTTATTTCAATGCTGTTGATAATGACTTACCAGTTTCAATACATTTAGTAACAGTAGAAAACGGTATACCAACGCAAAAAATTATTCCGTTCTCAAGAGTAACAAAAACCGCAACCCAAATGGCTAATCAGGGCAGTGCAACAGCATCAATTGCTACAAACTTTAGATTTAGTCAACCAATCTACCTTGCATTTGGTCAAGAATACGCAATCATTGTTACATCAAATTCTGTGGGTTATACACTATGGCATTCGCGTGTTGGCGGTACAGATGTAAATACCGGTGCGGTAATTACCAAAAACCCATACGCAGGTGTTTCATTTAAATCGCAGAACGCTTCAACTTGGACAGCCGATCAAGAAACAGACTTTAAAATGACATTGCGCTGTGTTGAATTTAGTGAAACAGTATCAACCGCTTATAGTTTAACTTCTATTCTTCCTCAAAACCGAATCGGCCAAGCTATAAATGATTCACCTGGCAGCGCTTTAAATTCGCATGGAATGTTTTTAATTGCTCAAGATACACGTCCACAGGGAACAAGCGTATCGTATTCGTTGAATGTAAATGACGGCACAAATAATGAAACCTATTCTGTTACACCAGGTAAGTTTGTATATTTTGATAATGTGTCCGGAGGCTTTAATATCGATGCCGCGAGTGAAGTAGAATTAACTGCAACGCTATCTAGTACAAATAAATACTTGACACCTACGATTGATCTAGATCGACTTTCATTAGTTTCTGTTACTAATGTTATTAACAATCTTTCAACGGATGAAACTAATAAAAACCATGGATTAGCAAATGCACGATATATTACTAAGACTGTTAAGTTAAATAATGCTTCAACCGCGCTTGATGTATATCTCGGAGTCAATAGACCTGCGGGAACTGATGTTAAAGTATATGCTCAGTTTAATAACCCGTCAAATGCGGATGAAACCTCACCTCAGTCGCTCAATTATGTTGAATTGCAGTCTAATCCAATTCCAATCAATAACTCGTTCGATCAATATCCTGAAGTGAACTTTAGGTTTAGTTTTACTGATGACCTCACTCTTGGCATTGAAGAATTTACAGAATTTAAAGTTAAGATTGTGATGTTATCCAGCGACTTAGCAAAAGTGCCAAGCTGTCGTGAACTGAGATGTATTGCGACGGTGTAATATGCATAAAGTAGAAGGAAGAACAGACCTAAGACGAGATCCAAATTCTAAAGCTATTATAAATATAGATGAAAAGTCATACAAATCTGTAAGACAAATGCGAGAAAATAGAAAAAAAGAACGGCTTAGGATGCAAGCATTAGAGTCTGAAGTGACAGAAATGAAAGATATTTTAGGTAAAATTTTAAATAAACTGGAAAAAGACGATGGCTAAACCTACTTCTAGACGAGAACTTGCAGACTATTGCTTAAGATCATTAGGTGCCCCTGTAGTTGAAATTAATATCGATGATGATCAAATTGGCGATCGTATTGACGAGGCGTTACAGTTTTATCAGGAATATCATAGTGATGCAACTATTCGTCGTTTTAGAAAGCACGCGCTGACTGACGCTGATATTACAAATGAATATATTACATTACCGGAATCATTTATTTTTGTAAGTAGAGTATTGCCTTTTAGAAATATCGGAGGTAGCGGAGATTTTAATGTAGAATATCAAATTATGTTAAATGATATTTATGATCTTCGCGGACCTAATTCAGTATTACATTATGCTATGAGTCAGCAGCATTTAGCACTCATTGATGTGCTTTTTGACGGTAAAGATCAAACTGTTCGATTTAATCGTCATATGAATCAGTTACATATGGAAACACGTTGGGGAACTGATATTAAGTCTGGGGAGTTTGTAATTATCGAAGGATATGAAACAGTTAATCCTGGCGATTACTCTGATGTATATAACGACATGTTTTTAAAACGTTATCTTACTGCTTTAATAAAAAGACAGTGGGGAACAAATATTAAGAAGTTTGAAGGTGTGCAGCTTCCTGGCGGGGTAACTATAAATGGCCAGCAAATTTATGATGAAGCCGTAGAAGAAATCAAAGAAATTGAAGAGCAAATGCAGTCTCGGTATGAAATGCCGCCGATGGACTTTATGGGGTAATGAATGGCCAGAAATACATATTTTTCACAAGGCTCAACGGCTGAACAACACCTCTATGAGGATATGATTATAGAAGCTCTTGGCATTTATGGTCAAGAGGTATATTATATTCCTAGGACAGTTGTATCAGAAGACGATTTACTTAATGAAGATATCGAGTCCAAATTCGATGATGCATATCTTATTGAAATGTATGTCGAAAACGTAGATTCATTTGAAGGCGAAGGGAGTATTCTTAGTAAGTTTGGCGTTCAACTTCGTGATTCGGCAACACTAATTGCTGCTAAACGAACCTGGGAAAAAGTAACATTTGGCACTGGACTAACACGACCGAATGAAGGTGATCTAATATATTTTGCTATGACAAAAACTCTGATGGAAATTACGTTTGTTGAACATGAACAGCCATTCTATCAACTAAACAATATTCCAGTATATAAAATGACAATTGAGGCGTTTGAATACGGGCACGAAGCAATTGATACAGGCATTGAAGAGATCGATAAGATCGAACTTGACAATGCTGCTCGAGCAGTGTATACATTAACTGGCGTAAGTGGAACATTCCAGGTTGGAGAAGTTGTAAGCGCAGCAGATTTAACTACTGGCGAAGTTGCAGCCTGGGATTCCAGCACATCTAAACTTTCTGTGGTCGGATTATCATCTAATTTTACGATAGACGACGTATTAACAGGAGGTACATCGGCTGCTTCCGGTACGATTGCATCTATCGATACACTGAATGCTGCAGACGATAGTGATCCTTATGCAGACAACGACGTATTTGAAAGCTTAAACAATAACTATATTGACTTTAGCGAAATCAACCCATTTGGTGAGGTGAACTAATGTTAGGTAATTATTTCTATAATGCTACTGTAAAAAGAGTTGTTTCTGTTTTTGGAACTCTTTTCAATAATATTAAAATAGCTAAGACTAATAGTAGTAATAATACTATTCATGTGCCAATTGCTTATGGACCAAGGCAGAAGTTTTTAGCGCGCATTCGCGAAGAAGCAAATTTTAGTGATCCAGGCGTTGCAATTAAAATGCCACGGCTAAGTTTCGAAATGACTTCAATTGACTACGACTCTTCAGTTAAATTAAATAAGTTGAATAAGTTAACTAGTGGTCCGGACTTACAGTCACGAACCACATCTTTTCAAAGTGTGCCGTATACTATAGGTATGCAGTTAAATGTATATGCAAAAAATCAAGATGATGCGTTGCAAATTGTCGAACAGATTCTACCTACATTTAATCCAGAATATACTGTTACAATAAAGGGTATCGATGGTCCAAACTCTAAGACCGATGTACCTTTTATATTGAATGGAGTTTCATTTCAAGACGATTATGAAGGAGACTTTGGCAATAATCGTCGTACTATTATATACACATTAGATTTTACTATTAAAGCTAAATTTGCTCCGGGAGCTGGTACTAGCAAAATTATTAAAAGAGTACAAACCAAGCTGGCAGACTTTAATGTAGTTGGAAATACAGGAACTGGGCAGGACTCCCCGGCTAGCTCAATATTCAGTCAAATCAATATAAGCGCTGATTCACCCGGCAACTTAGATAGTCCTCAAAGTATTCGAACATTTATTTCGTTTATTAATCCAAATGATACGTATAAATTAGAATTTAATTCACCGGCACCAAGCTTTACTACAGGTGAAATGATTATAGGACAGACTTCTTTAGTCGCTGCTAATGTTCAATCTTTTGACAGTCCTAAGTTAGTTAGAGCTAACAGACTCGAGGGTTTATTTACCGTAGGTGAAACAATTATTGTTCAGGATTCTCCTGCAAGAAATGGAGTGCTAGCAAGCATAACTAGAGCATGAGTGATAAACTAGAAAAAATAACGAAAGCTTTAGAAGCTAATACAAAAATTAGTCATGGCGAAATAGTACCTAAGGCGGTAGATAACTTAAATCTTTCAAATGACGCCGAGGAAGATTATAATATTGCGCGTGATAATTTAAAAAGCCTTTTAAATAAATCAGATGAAGCTATGGATCATATGATGCAAGTGGCATCAGAAGCCGAGCATCCAAGAGCATTTGAAGTATTAGCTACTATGTTTAAAACATCAGCTGATATGACATCACAACTTATTGATTTGCAAAAGAAACGCCACGAACTTGATAAATTAAATAATGAAGAATCAGCAGGACCAAATATGACACAAAATAATTTATTTGTCGGGTCGACTGCTGAGTTACAAAAGATGTTGGCGAAAAAAGATGACGACGATTGATCCAAAAGGATATAATGGAAACTCTCTTGTAAAAAGAGACGGCGTAACACATAACTTCACTCAAGAAGAAATTGGTGAATACCAAAAGTGTATGTTAGATCCGGTGTATTTTGCAAAAACCTATGCAAAAATTATTAATCTTGATAAAGGTTTAGTCCCATTTGATTTATACCCGTATCAAGAAGAAATGTTTAG